GTAAAGGGGGTCATTGGATACTATAATTTCAGTATCAGCTTCCTTTAGGCACTTCGTTATGGGCCCCATATCCACAACGCCTTGAGCATCCGTAAGTATAGCAGCGGTAACTGCGCCGATAGCCCTTACGGTAGCTGCCGCAGTCGCTATTGCTTTTATCATCTTATCGGAAGCATTCATACAAACTACATTATTGGCAAGTAAATCTACGCCCGCAGTAAACATTACTTGAGAATCTTCCGAAGCGTCAAAAGCTGGCTCGGGAGCAAGGAATATAAATCCAGTAGAGCCATTACTGATTGCGTCTTTTGCTGTGCCAAGTTTTTTTACTATTCCCGTTGCAGGTTTTGTGCCTGTAACTTTTCCTGCGGTAGTTTGGGATACATATACCGAACCGCCAGCAGCAACCGCGCCGCTTGCGTCGGTAGATACTTTAGCAATGCCACTAAAAACTGTGTCAATGGCGGTAGTGCCTGCAATGTTAGTAACACCTATCGCTTCAGCCGTAGCCGTTGCGTCTGCTTTTGATAATGCCAGTCCGTCTATAGTTCCGTCAGCCCAATAGACAACCATATTGGCTGCCACGCTTGCATTCTCTAAACCATTCAGAGATTCGCCAACAGCGTCTATAGCTACATCCGTCCCTCCGTCAAGGATTCTCTTTAACTGTTTTAAGTAATCATCTACGCTAAAAAGTAGTTTCTGTCTTGCCATATATTACCTCCTATGTAGTTTCAGGTATAAGTTTATCCTCTATCTTTTCGCCCAAATCCCTTAATCTTTTAACGATATGTCCTCTGCCCTTAAAATTAACTTGTCTTTGCTTTGCTATAGCTTCTACTTTATCCTTATCGCCGATATGAACGAACATGGCTTGCTGCTCTTCGAGCCATATATCTTCATTCTTAATACCGTCATACATTTGAAAAAGTATCAGTTTTCTTTGCTCGTCATTAGCCATTATGCTATACCCTCTGCGGTCTTTACCGCATTTTCTAAGTCAGTAACAAAATCGTCCCAAGTTTTAGTTCCTGTCGGTTTTGCTGTTTCAAGAGACCTGCCAGCAGAAATTTCGGTTACATCATCTTTGACGCCATAATTGACTACCGCATTTGCTTCGCCTTTAGTAAAACAAATCTGTATGTTGCCATTCAAAACTTTCGCCATATATAAACTCCTTTCTTTATCCTGTCGTTGTCATAAGTTTTAACGCTGTTCCGTTTATAACCACATCCACATAACCATCGTTTGTGTAGGGTGCTCCGGCCGTTGTCTTCGTTTCGCTTGCCGCTTGCATTACAAAACGTCTTGTAACATCACTCTCTGTTAAAGTAAATCTGCCATTGTATTCCACCGCTCCCGCTTCTGGAGTAGCAAGATTTACGCCACTCGTAAATAATAATGGGGAATCACCCGCAGACGCTGTTCCTGCCGCAAGCGTTATGTAATTTGGCAATAATCTCGCCCCGTTAAAAGTAAATGTAGATAAATCGGTCAACCTTCCATTGGTTGTAGTAAATGGAACTCTACCAGAAGTTAAAGTTATATCTTCTAATACAAATCTTTTTCTTGATGCTCCAGTAGTTATTGTAAAGAATAAGTTGTCGGTGGTAAATTCTACTGCTCCAGCTTCGGCGGTTGTCATAGATGTTCCAGATGTAAATTTTAATGGTGCTGTATCTGCTGAAGCTGTGCCTGCCTTAATATGCAATACTGCTGTCGGAGATATTAAGCCTATTCCTACATTGCCACTTGCAGTTATCCTTATTCTTTCGGTCAATGTAATAGAACCAGAAGGAGTGGTGTAAAACGACAAATATGCTGGAGCTGATGTGCCTGACCAATTTGCCTCAGCTACAGTTTCAATAGATGCTCCACTTGCAGTGGCAGCTGTGGTGCTATATCCTAGAAAAAGTAATCTACCTAATTTATCTCCTAACATTACTGCTAATGGTGCAGCTATTGTTCCTTTGCCCCTTACTAAAACAAAATTTGGTTGATGAGCCGCCGTATTACTATGCACTGTAGTCCATAAATATTCATCATTACCCTCTCTACTTAACTGCAAAGTTATCCCCGTCAATGATGATGATAATACAGTTGTAGTTCCTATAACTATTCTGCCTGATGTCGGATTTACGAATAGATTACCACCAGTAGTTGTTATAGTGTTAGCGGCGCTACCAATTATAACTGAATTGACTGTTATAGAAAATGCACCAGCTGCCCAATTTCCAGTTAAAGCCCTTGTGCCGCCTGCAAGTAAATAATTAGTCAATGATTGTGTCTCATCAACCGTTATCGTATGTGGAGTAGTTCCGCCAGCTATCGTAAATCCAACTGCCTGTGAAGTTAATGTTAATCCATTATAAGTTTTCCCGGTTAAGGCAGAAGCTATTTTCCCATCGGCTATTGTCGTTCCCTGCCAAGTTCCTGTTGTAATAATTCCTAATGTAGTTATTGAAGTTTGACCTACGTAAGTTGCGGCTACATCTATTACACCTGCGGTTGAAGTTATCCTGTCAGCTGTTCCAGTTATTGCCGCTTGTGCCCTTGCATTTGTAAAATATAAATTGGTTGCACCTTCAGTTAAGTTATCTGTAGTTTTAGTTCCAAATCTTGCGTCAAAGCGACCATCGGTATAATATAAATTGGTTTGCTCTGTTATTAATGTTGTAGTGTAATCGCCGATTGCCGCTACAACTGCCCCCGTTCTGCCAAACACAGAAACAACTCCACCTGAACTCAATAATTCCTGCCAATTAGCCAATACCGACGACGGCTCCGATGCGAGTATAAATGATTTGCTCAAGTCGGTTCTAATCGCTACATCGCCTTTTTCGGCAGAGGATAAGGCAAGCATAGCTGCCTGCGAAGCAACTACAAAAGTGTCGCCTATTGCCAAGCTCGCCGATACAGTATTTCCGCCACTCATATATATTATTCCCCGTGATACCTAAACCACGCCTCGCCCGCCTGGGTAGTAACAATCTTTGCGGGAGCATTTCTTGGAAATTCCAATCCGTCATTGCCGATATACTGAGCATTAGAAAAATCCAAAAAGAGGTCTTTGAAGCCGAAAAATTTCGGCAGATTAGTATCATCCGTGCCGTTGTTAAATGTAATATCTCCGGCTGCATTACTCGACCAGACAAACTTATCTATCTTGATTATCTTGCCTTTCGTATCAGGGTCAGAAGTAATGTCCGCGAGGGTGGTACTCCCTGGTGCCGCAACAACTACCTTCTTCTGTTTCGATGAGTATGGATTCATAATTTTCTCCTTATCCTTTTGGTTTTCTAAACACAGCAAATACCCTGTCTACTAAATTGCCTAAAAAGCCATTAGCTCCATTGTCTTTACCTGCCTTAAATATATTTGCCAAAACTGCGCCTGCTAATCCGCCTTCTACTCCGCCAGTTGCTAATCCGATTGCGGGGGCAAATAAGGAATTATTTTTCATAATCACATCGAGTATAGTTCCGGTTAATCCACCAAGAGGCAAAAACCTAACCGCCAGCGGTATCAATTTAGGCAATAGAAATTTCAATGCCTGTGTGCCAAAAAAGATAACACTTGCAAGTATTCCGTATTTGCCAAGCGGTGAATGTTCCTTTTTGCTTTCATCTCTTGATTGCTTTGATACATTAGGTGAGTATTCCTTTTTCTCTTTCGGTTCTCCGATTACTTTGCCAAGCTGTTCGGAGTTTAGTTTTATATCATTGCCTACCTGCTTAAATTCCCCTGGTGCTTTCTCCTCAATAAGTTTCCCTGCATTTAGATTCTGGTAGTTAAGCTGTTTGTCATTCTCGCTTATCTGACTGCCTGCACACCCGCCAATTCCCAATAGCAATACCAAAAAGAATATCGCTATTATCGGTGCGGGGCTTCCTTCAAATAACCAATCCATTGCTTTCTTCATCTTACACTCCTCTCGTGAAATAGATATTTAATAAAAAAACTATCACTTGAACAGTAAGCAAGCCCAAGAACCATTTTTTATATGCCTTGCCTTCTTTGTTTTCCTCCATAACACCCTGCAACCGCATCTCAATCGTATTCATCTTTACTCTCATCTCGCTTACCTCGCTACACATTTTTTCCATCTTCCCGTATAACCTGTCAAAATCCTGATTGGTTATGTATTTAGTTCTGTTCACACATCATCCCTTCCAACCGCCATTTCCATTATCTACTTTATTGGCTAATCGCATAAGCTCAAGCTCATCTCTTGCCAAAATACTTGTGAGGCGATTTATGTAGTCGTGTCTATCCTTCGACTTTTGGATTTCAGTGAGTATTAAATCCGCCCGCAACCTATTCACAGTAAACCCGATACCGAGAACACCGAAAAAAATAAATATTAACGTTACGAAAATTGCAGTAGTTAGAACATTGTGATTGTCCAGATAATAGACGACATCCTCGAGGGTTCGCTGATATACACTAATTGTATCGCCGTCCATTTTAATAATTTTTCCTCGCCAAGCCAAGCTGCTTTTTACGTTTCAGCAGTCGCCTTGCAATCCTGTCGCTACTATACCGCTTCATCATATTCTTGATAAGCTTTTGAGGCACAGGCATTTTTGGCGTCGCCATCTTATCGTCTGCCATACTATTTCTTTTTCCTCAATTTTGATAACGTAACCGCCAATCTACCCATCTGTCCGAGTTTACCCGGAGCGCTTGCCGCAGATTCAAGTTTAGACGCAGGTATCTTTTTACCCGCCTTTATCTTTAATGCTTTGCGTAACGCCCCCGGTCTTTTGATAGCCGACTGAATCCAAAACTTTTTATCTGCCATTCTTACCTCGGAATCCTCGTCATCGTGGGAGTTCCCGTATAGGTAACCTTTACATAATCCTTGCCGTTGAGTAAGACGTTCCCGCTGGTAAACCCGCAAGCAATATATGCTGAGCCGTCACGGGAAAACGCTATTGCGCTAACCGTGCCACCTTCGATTATAACCTCCTCCATCCGTCTATCCGATGGATTCTGGTATATAAAGGGTGAACCGGTGGGTGTTATAGCTCCTGTTGCCGATTCGCTCGACTGAGCCAATCTGTCTGCTGCTCTCCTTGTCATACTTTCAATCCTTTCAGTTTAGGGAGGCGGCATTTTAGCCGCCCCCCGGTTATTTAGTTACCGCTCGTGATTGTCGCGTTTAGGTCGCTTGCCAGTGAGTTAGCACGAGGTTTGCGGCAGACGAATTCGCCTTCCCAGTTGTAAATTGCTTCCCAGTCCGCTGCGCCGCTTGCGCTAAGCCTGATAGTCCTGCCATCTTCGGCAAGCCAACCCTTATATTTCTCGGCGACTTCGAACCATCTCGAATCGATAAGAAATAACGAGTTGAATGTAGCGTCCACATCCCAGTCAATTTTGACATTGTTATATGTCAGGTCGCCCGAGATGCCGCCCCTGAGGTCGTTGCCATACCTTCTGTCGCCGAGCATAGTCATAGCAAGCTTCTGGCGTATTGAGGTATGACCTACTACGTAATCTATCTCGCCTCCGACTTCTTCTCTCGGTCTATCGTAAGCCATCAGCAAGAGATTATCGTCTATGTCCCTGAGGACGCCGCCGTTCCTGAAGACATTGCCCCTGATTTTACGGTAAGTCAGGCGTGAGAGGCCCTGATACGTTCCCGTATCGTCAGAGATATGCTTGAGTAGTCCTGTAATTTCAGCGTTATATGAATGGTTGTCCAGCGCCTTTGCCCTAACTATCAAGTCGCCGTCAACGAGAGTTACGGCAGCCGTGGTTGTGAACGTATCCTGATCGTTGACCGTATTGATTGTAGCGAGAACTGCTGCGCCCGCAGCTAATTCCGCGGCAGTCCCGATAGCTACAACCATACCTTCGTTGAGGTAGCGGGTGCCCGGTGCGGCTACGATTGGATTGCCCGCAGCCGGTGTATCTGCTGTGCCTGCATACTCCACATTGACGGTGGTTGAGTCCGCGACTGCGCCCTGAACCGTTGCAAGAACGCCAGAACCGTCGCCTATGAACTGCCTATTCATATCCTTGACGAAGGCGTCCATAGTATCGGCAAAACTAAATGCCTTGCCTCTGGCAAACGAACCCTGCTCACTCTTGGTAGCATTGATGAGTTTCTGGGATATGCTGAATACAGCAAAGAGTGTCTTTGAAGTAATCACAAACTGCTTAACCTTTGGACTTCCTGGGGTAGGCAACGCCTTATGCTCGGCGGTTGCACCGATTCCCTGATTGGAACCAAGCTTTGCCGGCCATTTTAGCTCGTTACCGTCCCACGTGAGTGTGGATTTGCGAAAATTCTGATAAATAGTCGCATCCTGATTGATCTGCTTATCTATCCTGTCAAGATAGTAAGTTTTCATTAACGCTTCCAGCGTCGTGAAATCACTACCTGCCATTTTTCTTTCCTCCTATAAATTTAACTTGGCGAGGGGATAGCGCTCATATCCGTTGCTTTTGCAAGAATGCCTTCGTCTATATCGTCAGGGTCTTTGTAGTCATACCCCATGGGCCTGGCAATTTGCTTGCCCTGGCTATTGGTAGTAGGAGCAGGACGACCACTACTATTGTCGGGAGAAGACGCTCCGCCACTACCACCTTCGGCTCTACCCGAGATTGGGGGGGGAGGCGCCGCATCCGGTTTACCACTACCGCCGGGGGCAGAAACAACTATACCCCTGTTGCTATCCGCCACGAATTTTTCAATAACCTTCTTATCGACACCATTGTCAGTAAGAAGCTTCTCCGTATAGGAAACACTGTCCGTATGCGAAGATTTAACAACATCCTTCATGTCCAGGGATTCGTCCATAGCCAGACGAGCCAGAACTATATCCCTGTTGGCACGCGGAAATTCTTTGAGTAAGGTGCTAAACTGGGTTTCGAACTCTTCCATTGCCTGACGCGCCTCGATTGCTTCTACCCTTCGCTTCCACTCATCACCAGAAGAATCTTTGCCTTTATCCTTGTTGGGTAGCGGAAGCGGGTCCTCATCGCCACCGCCGGCGGCGTCACCAACGTACTCCTGAGTAACTGCATCGATTTTCGCTCTTAGCTTAGGATGGGCTTCCAGCTGGTCCCGAAACGACTTGAGGTCATTAAGGTTAGCTAACTCCTGCTGACCCTTTGTATATGCCCCGTGAAGCTTGTCATAAGCGCCAAGCTGATTGGCTACTTCCTGTTCGTCATACTCTTTACCCAGTATCTTTACCTTATTAGCCATAAAACAATCTCCTGCTATCAATTCCACTTGTTCTCGTAGACACAGCCCCCAGGTTGTTCGCCAAACTTGTTCGGAAAGCATAAATCGCCCGCCGAGTGCTCGCCGAGTCCCAAAACCCGCTACCAGAGTGAGGAATCGCTATACTTGCCATTACTACTACACACATCCCCCCAAATCCTCAGTTCGTAAGTATCCACTAAATAGATATTTAACTTCCCTAATAATGTAAGAAAAATAGGCATATCCAATAATAAGATACCTATATCCAGTTTATTATCCATTATTAGAAAACATCAACTATTTGTTATATAGCACCTTACGTCGCCTTGCAACCAATAATAAGATATTAAGATGATTTCCCTGTGTATATTTATCCATTATTAAAATTTTGCCCCCATATTACTATATACTGCACATCGTTTTACGTATATATATATTATACTCCAATATACTATATATTATATATTGTTTTGATGATGCACCACTACCTTGCTATATCTCATCTTATTATTTATTATTATATATATTATATACATATCTATCTATATAGTAGATACTTAACCTTTTCCTAATAATAAGATATAAAATGGATATCGCTATCTTACTATCCATTATATCGTAATTCCTTACCCTCCGTAGGAGTAGTAAATCTATTTCTTTTCAAGAAATTTAATACAGGCCCAATAGCCATTACTGAAATATACACGCTGGTATGCACCCCTTGCTCTAATATACTCTCTCAAAAGGGGGTTCGGTTTCTTCCGTCTGGGATTCCTCTGATATATTTTGCTTCGAAAGTAGAGATTGAGTTTCAGTTAGTTGCAGGTAGAGTTTCATTTTCAGGACATACGAAGCATCTCGTTCCCGTCATCTGGGGCATTTGACGCAGTGGTGAGTAATTTTACGCAGGCATATTTTCTTATGTCCAAAAAAAGTGAGTGAATTTACGCAGGAAGTATGTATTGGGGGGAATTACGCAGTGTTTGGGGAAATTGACACAGTGGGGCGGGGCAAAACGCTGAAATTAGCGAAATTGAGCGGTTTTGGTATGGCATATGATTTGCTTATATATTTGGTAGTGTATGGAGGTGATATATGGCTAATGGATTACATAATCGATATCGACCTGCAAGGTTAGACAAGTGCTATGGCAATTTGGAAGCGGTGGAGTTTGTTAAAGCAAGTTTGGGGACCGGGGAGATATATAGTAGTTATCTATTTAGTGGAGCTACGGGGACCGGCAAGACGACTTTGGCAAGGTTGTTTGCGTCTGCTCTTAACTGCGTAAACTCGCCTGCTATTTGCGGTGTGTGTCCGTCTTGTGAAATAGACGGGGCAAGTTATTCTGGCAAGGACAATATAGTAGAAATCAAAAATGAGTGCGGGCTTTCGAATCTTTTTGGCAAGTATCGTATATTTATAATTGATGAGTGCCACGCAGACGAATTGGCGAGGATGGGTGAATGGTTATCTATGGTAGCGGACAGAATTTAATGAGGTGATAAAATGAGTAAAAAAAATTCAGCGGAAAACAAATTATATGTGGTCTATTGGGATTACATTAAAAGTTTAGAGGTGAAATAATGGGAATAGTATATGAACAGGATGGCAAGTTAGTTAAATGCGATTGTAAGAATTGTATACATAAAAATTCAGAGTTAAAGGCCACACCCGTGAATAGCCCCCCAAGAGTAAAAACCTCACGGGGGCTAAAACCCTGCGTAGTTTGTAGCAAGGAATTCTACGCTCTTAATGATAAAGAGAATTATTGCGGCGGGGTTTGTGTTAGAAAAGAGAGAGAAAATTCTTTGGGAGTCGCTTCTGAAAATGTGAACGGGACGGAGGCGGGGCAGATGGTCGCTAAACCTGCTCCGTCCTCTGTCGATAATGGTGATTTATTTTAGTGGTGTTTTAGAATTGGAGGTTTTTATGTGGAATACAAATAGAGGCAAGGCAAGGGAACTGGGTCCGGATACTTTAACGGATGAGCAATTACTTTCGGGTATTATGTGCCTAAATGATGAGATTTCGCAAAAAGTATTTGACAAGTTTGGCTCATTCAAAGGTATGTGCGACCAACCATTTGAAAAGTTTTATGCAATCAAAGGAATAGGCAAAGATAAAGTTATGAATTTGGCTTTAGCTTTCGAGCTTGCTCTTCGAGTAGTTAACGCCGTTAAGGAAGATGAGGGGTATAAGAGGTAATTTTGCAATAACTAATTTTTGGAGGGTTTTTTTATGGGTTAGCGAGCAAGCAATCTACTATTACATATAAAGGGGTAAAAAGTTTATTTTATGGTTGCAGAAATGCAGAAAGGGGTAGGTATGAAGGTAAATTTATATGCAAAATTGCAAGGCAGGGTAGTGCGGAATTTGTGCGGCGCCCATTTAACCCACTTATCTAATTTTTTTGTTGCAATAGAAAAAATACAGACCTTATCAATTATTAACTCCATAGATTTTTGTATGGCTCAAATGAAATTTTCAAAGGGCAAAAGATGGCACGGAGCGATCGAACGAATTGCGAGAATTTTGAAAAACAAAGTTTATTCAAGATAATTTAACGGCTAATATTTTTGGAGGTAGGGTATGAAAAAAGAAATTGGAGAAATAGAAATTGAAAGACAACGAGCTATTAAACGGCTTCGTATAAACCGGCAATTAAGACGACTCCAACAGCAAACAGGGTTAAATTGCAGCGTGCCGGAGAATATAAAATACGATTTGCACGAATTACGACAATATAGAGCTTATCTCTTCAGGGTTATAGAATTAAACACAATGACCAGTGAGCGACCACTTTACAATAGAATAAAACAAGCAATAAAAACTCAAGAGGTGCTTTAATAGACGAAGTGGAAAGTAAATACGAAAGGAGGTGAGATATAGTATGGTATATAACGGGACTGAATGGCATAGTGCCGATTGTAATTGTCAGGGTTGCACGGAACACTTTCAGCTTGACTTACCAGAGGACGAAAAGTGGTGTAATGTATGTCAAGGCGAGTGTATAGATGAGCAGGCATACCAAGCAACACAGGACAAGGACTGGCATTTCAGCAAGAAATTAGAGCAATGGGCAGAAAATTTACTGGCGAAGGGCAGAGAGGAATTAGCACAGAAGCGGAAGCGGGGTAGTAGTTTTCTAAACGGATTTTTTGAATGGCTACATAACAACGAGGAAAAATGTTATGCTCCAGACCACGAGTGTTTTTGCTCAAAGTGTGACGAGAAACGCAACGAGAAAGCAGAAGCGAGGCGAGATGAAATTAAAGAAGGCAGTTTATTTTAGGAGAATATATATGAGAGAAATAGTTGAGAGTATTTTTATGGTGGACGCAAACGCAAGGCAATTGACGAGACAATACTATTTCGAGAAAGCGAAAAGAGTATTGCCGGATTTGCTTTTAGAACTCTATCACGGAGCAGGGAGGTTTGATAACGCCAGTGATATTCCTAAACTAACAGATACTTTTATTCGGGAGATTTTCGGAAATGATTAGAATTAGTAATAAGGACTATCTTTATCCACAGAAGCCCCTCTATGCCTCGCCCGCCAGTCGTATAGCTGAAAGATTAAACAACGATGCTGACTGGTGGGCGGAAGCCAAGCGAGACGGCTGGAGGTGTATGGTGCATACGGATAAAAATGGCAAGGTAGAATTATGGACACGCCACCATAGCATCATAACACACGCCTTACCTAACTTGCGAAAAGAACTTGAAATGTATCTTCCCTGCGATACAATAATTGACGGAGAACTTTTGAAGTGGCGAAAGTATGAGGTGAAGGAAGTGTTTTACGCATTCAGTATAATCAAAAAGACAGGCAAGCTACTTTTGGATAATACCGAAACCGAAAGGCGAGGCATATTGGAAGCAACCCTGCCTATTACAAAACATATCACTATGCCCGAAAGAGTTTGGTCCAACAAGCTGGACTATTATAAGATGATTATCGCTAACGGCGGCGAAGGCATAGTGATAAAGAAAGCCAATGCTCCTTACAGAATAGGATATTTTGACTGCCCGGAAGTTAGTCACTGGATTAAAGTTAAGCCTGCAAACCTACGGGGAGAGTAATTATTAGAAAGGAGAGTGTAATGAGCGTTCCAGACAATAAACTCGAACACCCCGATATTTATAAAAAGCAAATTCCAGAAATCGAGAATGCCATAAAGTTATTAAGGCAGGCGGAAAAGGGACAAGTGGGTATAATTTACGATATTAAGAAAAAGAAAGGAGAGAATATGGAAAATGTAGTTAAGTTTTTAGAATCGGTCGGTGCTTGCAATGAAGCTGTTGTTTGGATTAAGACGCAAAAGAATTGGAAAACAGCTCTTAAAAATTGCGAGAGAGCCGATTGGCTTTTATGGCTTGCGGGTAAAATGGTTGATAAAAAAAAGTGGAATACGAAAAAACAGATTGTGTGGACTGCTTGCCAATGTGCGAGATTATCTTTGAAATATATTCCTAAAAATGAACTTCGACCTTTAAAAGCGATTGAAGCCGCCGAAATGTGGACGAGAAACGATGCGACTATCGAAGTAGTAAGGGAAGCGGCGTATGCGGCGGCGTATGCGGTGAATGCGGTGAATGCGGCGGCGTATGCGGTGAATGCGGCGGCGTATGCGGCGACGTATGCGGCGAATGCGGCGGCGTATGCGGTGAATGCGGCGGCGTATGCGGCGTATACGGCGAATGCGGCGAATGCGGTAAAATTAAAAACCCATAAAACTATGTGTAAGATAATCCGTAAGAACTTGAGATTTCCAGAACCCAAAATTTGAAAGGAGAGTGTATATATGGTTGAGCAATGTAAGCACGGAAGTTTGGGTAGATGTATATTGTGCGTGAGAGAAAGTGGTGTGCTTGGTGAAATTACAGATGTAAAAGAGAATGGTAGTTATAGACAATTTGATACCGAACGATTAGGCAGGCACGACTTAGAGGACTTGCCAGAGCAAGATGGACAATTAGGAAAATTTTAGTAAGGAGAGTATATGAAATATGACTATGTGATTGAGGTGTTACAAAATGAATTAAAGGGAGAATGCCCTGCTTGCAAAGGTAAATGGTATTGTTGTCTTGTATGTGAATCGCAAATTTTTCAAATCGAGTCCGCCATAAAGTTATTAAAGGAAACGAGAACTCGTTTAGAGCCGATAGAGCAGGAGAAAAGTTTGGAGGAATTAAAAAAGGGGTTATGTTGCCAAACTAATTGGTATGATTTTACAATGGTGGGCAATAAAATGGTTTGCAGAGTTTGCCTAAAAAGATATGTTGAAGTTTCTGAACTTACCAATGCGGTTAAGGAAGTGTTAAAGGAAATTTGGAATACCGATAAAAAGGGTTGCACTTTAGAATTAAAGATTATCGAATTAAAAACTAAATATGGTATTAAAGAAAGTGAGGAGTTATGAAAAATCTTATGCGAACTAAAAAGCAAATAGAAAAAATGACTGACGAAATTAGAAAAGAAAGAAAAATCGTTAGGCAATACGATATGCTTACTGGAGCTAATAATTGGCGTATAATGGATAGTCAAATTAGATGGCTCAAGTGGTGTTTGAATCAGTCCGAAACTGCAACTATAACTGCCGAATTCAATAGATATGATGAACCTGCAATGGATGACGAAGGCAAGGGACACGACACAGCATTAGCTTGGGTCTTAAAACAAAAAGATGATTTAATTAGTGAAGAAGAGGAGGAGTTATGATAACTTTTTATGACATAGCAGATTTTTGGTGGGATAGATTTTCCAGAAATCATAAAAAAGACATATCAAAAGTATCAGAGCCATTACCATTTATGATGATATTAGATTCCATTTGTGATGTAGAACGCCATTGTCGCAGGTTTATATGTGTCTTGGTTGGTTGTAAAATCAAAACTTATTGTGGTGATTATTATGAACCTGAAGAGGAATGGTGTATAAGATGTAATGCTTACTGGTGTGAAACCTTTGTGAAAGGCAGATGGGGCGGAGATTTGATTTATAAAGATGAATGTTTATTGAGGAGGAAGGAGTTATGAATAAGAAAAGTTTAGAACAGGCGATAGAAGATTACGCTGAATATATGGTTAATGCCCCGCCCGATGAATTAAAGCAAACAATTAAAAATGGTATGAGGCAATTTATAAAAGCAGACCGAAATGAATTGAGAGAGAAGCTGATGAATGAACTTGCTCCGCTAACAGCAACGATAAGATACGAGAAAAAATATCTTTTTGATTTAGAACCCATATTAGAAATTATCAGTCGGCTTTTTAAGTGTGAGTGATATAAATATGACATTTGACCACCACGATAAACCCTTAACTGATTTTGCAGAACCGAGTTATTGGGTTAAACAGCAAATTGTAATTGCTTGTTTATGGGGTGTTTCGAATGTTGTAAGTATTGCAGGCGATTGGTGGGTGATTTTAGAAAAGAATGGTAAGAAGGGAATATTTTGGACAGGATGTCTAAAGCATTATGAATATACCGCCGCTATAAGGACTAAAAAGCTATGAGCATAACTATATACATTCAACACGCCAAAGGTAGCGAGCATAAAGGACACGCTTGCACACTTATAAAAACATTTCGAGGTAAGAGTTTAATATGGTGTGATAATTGCCAAAGGCGAATAATTGTATCTACAAGAACTTTAAGGAAAAAGCTATGAGCAATATAAATATACTTGCTAACGCAAAGTGCATAAATGTCGCTGATAGTATTAGCTTACATATATGCTCTTGGATGCTCTGTCAAAAACCAATTATTAAAAAGCGGGCAAGGTTTTATTGCTCTGACAAATGCAGAGATAATTTTTATGATAATCACTTATGGGATTTTGCCCGTATAAAAGCTATGAAGAGAGCGAATAATAAATGTATGAAATGTGGAGCGAAAGCGGAGGAGGTAAATCATATTGAGCGATTAAATGGTGGTAAGCGGACTTTCACCTGCCTAAATCATCAAGATAATCTCGAAGCATTATGCCGAGCTTGCCATAGAATTATAACAAATCAACAGCTTAAAAAGAAAAAGTTATACGAAAAGCCAAGTTTTACAATCGAAGAGTTTATGCCTTTATTCGCTAAAAAGAATGACCTATGAGGGGAATTTATTTTATTGTATAATGCCGTATGGCAGAAAGGAAGTGTAAGATGGTAAAGGGAAAGTATGTAATAGTGCGGACTTATTCCGCAGGAGTATTCGCAGGAAACTTTGTTGGCAAAAAAGGGCAAGAGGTTATTTTGGAAAATGCCCGAAGATTATGGCGTTGGGCTGGAGCGAGTTCACTTTCGCAATTAGCTATGGAAGGCACGTCAAAACCGAATGATTGTAAATTCCCTTGCGAAGTTAGTAGAGTTGAATTATTACAAGCTATTGAGATTTTAGATTGCACGAAACCAGCTATGGCGATGGCTATGGCGATGGCTAATAATTAAATGAATGATGGGAATTTATTTGCAAGATTTTATGAAAGGAGGAAAAAGTATGATTGATATTGAGAAATTATTGACTATACTATTCTATATAGGAGTGATATTCTCAGGGAATATCCTTATATACGCTCTTATATATCTTCTGGGATGTATTATGAGTATTCTTGAGAGGTTATTCAGTGGAAGAAAAGAAAAGCGTTAAAGAAATCGTTAGCGAGCTTTACCAGAAGCGTGAATTTCGCAAATGGCAGTGGGAGCTTTCTAAGATGTTAAGGAAGGAAAAGCGGAAACTGATGATGTCGCAAAAAGAGCAAAAGCAAAAGAAACCCCTACTGTATACTGTCAAGCAAGCGTCTGCCTTATTAAGTATCAATAGGGAATCACTAAGAATACTATGCCGTAACGGAGAAATTGTAGCCGCGAGGACAAAAGGTGGACATTGGCGTATTCCCCGATCTGCGCTTACCGCGTATATAAGAAAACTTCGAGGGACGACCAAAGTGGCGAAGAAGAAACCACTTGACAGTAATATAGCGAGAGTTAATTTTTAATTTATTTCTTTCTTTTACGAGGAGGTTTTATGGAAAGTGGCAAAGCAATAGCGACGACAGGGGAGCCAGGGAAAACTCAGACGCAAAACGTGGAGACAAAAAAGACGCAAAACGTAGAGTTTGCTATACAGGTTTCAGCAAGCGATATTGGAATGAATCTCGCACCAGAGCAAATAGCTATTATTGCGGCACCTGTAAATGAAGCGGATGTAGAAATACGCCCGGACGGGTTGATATACTTGCCGTGGCCTTTCTACGTCGATAGGTTAAATAAGGCGTTTGGCAATGGCTCCTGGGCTACTCCGACAAATATGCAGCCACAACTTAAAGATAACCTAATGCTCCGAGAGTATCATTTATTTGTAAAAGGTAAGTATATGGGCACTGCGGTCGGTGAAAATAATTATTCTCCTGCAAACAAAATGATGACGTATGGAGATACGATAGAAGGTTGCCGGTCAAATGCTCTTATGCGATTATGTAAGGGGTTAGGTATGGGGCTTGAGCTTTGGAAACCAGAGTTTATTAGAAACTGGAAAGCTAAATATGCCGAGACATACACAGACAAAGAAGGGAAAACTAAATGGAGAAAGAAAGCGATTTCTCATTCTGCTGAGCCAAAGCCAAAGGTAATTGAGGCGGAAGTAGTCGAAAGTCGTCCTGTACCCAAAGATATCCCTATGATAAACCAGAAGCAGATAAATCAAATCTGGGCGGTAGCAAAGGAGATTGGATGGGAAGCGCCGGAAGTTCACAAGCACTTTGGTGCGGAGCATCTAAAGGAATTGACGGAAAGGGATACTGCCGTAAAAATAGCAAGTATGATTGAGATTAGAAACGATAGGGAGCCCGCGGCGGAAGCTCCTGCAAATGAGGAGCCGAAGTTTTAATGGAAGAAAATCGCCCATTAGCTAAGCAAGGGGAGGCAGAGACACCTCATACACTCCCTCCGAGTTCTCTGCCTACCCCTTCGCTCCCCAAAGATTTCTGGTCAGCAATCGGCGAATGGGAAAGTGATGTCCGCTGGTATATCCAAAATGTTTTGCACAAAAGGTATTGCGATTTAAGTGAATCCGAGAAAACAGATTTACTTGAAAAAGTCAAGATGTGGAAACGTAATGACGAAATTTACATAAAAAGAATCGCTTGGCTGAGAAACAGGGATTTCGAATATCAGCAAATTCAACGACGTATAGATATGCTCAAATCTTTGTACCCGAGTAATAGTAGTTAGAGAAATCTGCACTATTTTCAAAGTTTTTTACCTCGAAATGTGGATTTATATATTACAAAATGTAAAGTTCCAATTTATGGTGATACAGGCAGTCAAGAAGATAATAAATTCCCTTCCCCCTTTTTGTTTAGAGGCAGGTAGTTTTGGGCGGACAGCATCCATCCAAAAGCTTGTATCGCCACCTGCCTCTTTTATTTACCTCTCTCCGAAGCGGGCAGGCAGCTTGCTTGCCCTATCTTCTTTTTAATATGAAATGTAAAAAGTGTGGTCGAAAGACAAAGAGAAAAAGACCTTTTAAGCTATGCCAAAGTTGTCAAGGCGGATGGTTTGAAGTAATGGGTGTTGCAAAAAGATTTATTACTCATTGGGAGGAAAGTAAAGATGAGAGAAAAGCAAGATAGTTTCTATACCATTGACGGATTGCAGTATCCAAGAGTTACTAAAATCCTGAAGGTTATAGACAAGCCGATGCTAAACTACTGGCGAAAGAAAACTGTAATGGAGTATCTATATAACAATATTGAAGAATTGAGCGTGGCGATGAAGCTTGACAAAGCAGAATTCTTTACCAGTCCATTTGTTAAGAGTGCTATGAGTGCTGACAATGTTATCAGAGACAAAGCGGCAGGCGAAGGCACGGATGCTCACGGACTTGTGCAGGCACACCTTGAAGGACACCCAATAGAGGCACCTGTATATGACGAGGGAACTCGGAACGCTTTCGAGGCGTATCTTAAATGGAGAGAGCTGGAGGGTAAGCATTATAAACTTATTATAAATGAGCTTCTCGTTTGGAATAAAGAATATTGCTATGCAGGGAAAATAGATAGCGTAGGTATGTTGAATGGCAAATTGGTTATAGTGGACTTCAAAACAAATAAAGGTGGGATATATCCCGAGCATAATATGCAAGTTGCAGCATACCATGCGTGTCCTTTGAATAATGGTCAATTAGGTGGCGATTTTAGCGAGGCAGAAAAACACGGCGCCGAAGAATGCTGGATACTTCACCTATCCAAAGAAACTGGTGATTATACTTTCGGGAAAGTAGAAAATCTCGATAAGCACTTTGAAACTTTCAAGGCGTGCTTGACTGTATACAATTGGCTGGAGTGGTTAAAGAAAAATGGCAAATAGAAAAAGTGCTAAAAGATTTTTAGGAAGGAGGTAATAGTGATTATGCCAAACTATGTATGTAGTGTATGCCACGAGGCAATAACAAGACCACCGTTCGTAGTAACTCACAATTCAGGCAAGCAATATCATAGTGATTGCATAGACAGAATGGCGGTGGCTATTCCCTTAATTCAACAAGGATTTGCGGGGTTGGCGAGTTATATAAAGGAGAACTTTCCCGAAGAAGTTGCAGGCGAAGGAGGAGTTCCCGATATGGCAGTTAGATTATTGGTTAAGTATAAGGAGGTAAGAGATGAAGGAAAGCGAAAAGATACTAATGGAAATTGAGGATGTTATGAGGATTTGCAGAAACAGTTAAATAAGGTATTTCAAGAGGAACTTAGGCAGGTGCTTTTGCGCCTCGAAAATTTTGAATCCGCACAGATGCGATTGCATAGAGAAAATGGCTAAATATACAAACGTAAAGCGCGGCTTCCGCAAGATAGGAGGTCGAGAGATATTCTTCCGAAGCCGATGGGAAGCTAACATAGCCCGCTATTTGCAATTTCTGAAGGAATGCAAGGAGTTAGAGGACTGGAGATACGAAGAAAAGGAGTTTACCTTCGAGGCGATTAAGCGAGGAACTCGAACTTATAAGCCCGACTTCACGGTTATCTGGAAGGACGGATTCACAGAGTATTGGGAAGTCAAGGGTTGGATGGATAGCAAGAGTGCTACGAAGCTAAAGAGAATGGCTAAATATTTTCCAGATGTTCATATTAGGGTTGTAGACGACGACGCATATCGAGGCATAAAAGACACCGCAAAAGGTTTAGTAAACTGGGAGTAACTTTCGTGATACGAGAGCAAGTAGTATGCTATATTTGTCATTACTGCGGGAAGGTCAGGGGTAAAGGAATTGGAAAGTGTAATCGCTGTAAATACAATTACTGCAAGCAAGGTTGCTATAAGCGACACATTTGTGTCAAACAAAATGGATAATTTTGTAACTTTATATACAAAGTATGCTACTGAGAGTTGCGATGCTCCTAAAGAATTCCAAACAGCTATGGCTTATTTTACTATCGGCGCGGTTCTTGGTAGGCAGTTATGGTTTCCGTTGGGACATAGGCCCGTATATCCAAACTTCTGGATTTGCCTGATAGCCCGCTCTTCGCTGTCAAGAAAATCCACATCTCTATATATATCCAGAAATATGATACATCACGTAAAACCACTGATACTGGCACCCGGGGATTTCACAAGGGAAGCAATGTTTGATTGGATGGAGACGCAACCTAATGCGATATTTTACCACTCGGAGTTTATGGCATTTCTCGGTATGCTTAACAGTAGCTACAACGAAGGGTTAAAGGCATTTCTGACTGACCTTTATGATTGCGATGATAGCTATACCCGAACTACAAAACAGCGAACGCAGACAATCAAGCAACCTTTCCCCTGTATTGGCACCGCCACTACTCTCGATTGGTTTCTGAAGGAGAATAAGGAAGATGATTTTAGGGCGGGATTTTTGGCGAGATTTTTATTTATCCCTGGCGAGTTTAGTAGGTTGGAAGCTATACCTAAAATGCCCAATGATACATTATTTAGGCAATGTTTATTGGCGCTCAAAAGCTTGACAAATGTAAGGGGGCCTGTTTCAATAGATAAGCAGGGCGAGACAATGTATAGAGATTGGTTTGCCGATATATCGAATAAGATAGAAAAAGCGCCGCCGATAACTCAACCTGTCTTAGCAAGATTACATACTATAGCTTGGAAAGTAGCCCTTTGCAATTGCGCTATGCGGGGATCAAATGTTATGTCATCTGGGGATATAGCCGATGCTACGCAATTCTGTAATTATATCATACGAAACTTCCTGGGATTATACGAAAGAGAGTTTGCATTCACACCTTTCGAGAAAGCTACCAAACGAGTAGTGGAATTGATAACAAGGAGAGGCAGTATCGGCAGGTCGGAACTATTTAACCATACAGGCTACCCTAAAAATTTTGTAGACAAGATATTGGAATCGCTGGCAGAAGGTAACAGAATAAAAGTTGAGAGAGAACGTATCGGAGAAAGTAAAAAACCTTCGGTAATTTACAAATTAGTAAAATGAGCGATTGGGTGCGTGATTTCACGCACTTAGCTTTATAGCTTATTTGAAAGGGAATAGGCACGGGTGAGCAGTAAAAGGACGATAAGGTATTCAAAACGCAAGGGCGCCCCCTCTAAATCGCTAAAAACGCCATCGAAATTGATACCTTATAGGTCGCACAGGATAAATAGCCAAAGATGTGTAGATTGCGGTATGACTATTCGCAATATTATTGAGCAAGAAACTGGATTGCAGTTTCCGCTTGAGATAGAAAAATGACTATACTGCCTTTGGTGGGCTTTTTGGCTGAGGTAATACAACCAGAAGATGTTGCTCTTGCCAAACAAATAGTATCTAAGCACTATTATATGACCAAAGAGGAGAAGCGACATTTTGAGTATATAGTCGAGAAACTGAAGAACTGGCGATGTCCTGATGAGTTAAAGGCTAAAGGCCCCGGACGACCTCCGCAACATATACATATCGGCGCTCGTGGGGACTGGGATAACCTGAAAATTACGGAAAAGTTTTAGCTAACTTCTATATCGTTATCATGGTTAGTGCTTCCGTCTGGGTTCTGATAATCGCCGCTATGGTTTATCATAAACTTGCCATTATACTATCGAGGGTAGTTTTCTCGTTGGCGGTAAGTTCCGGGCATTCAATATGGATATGACGATTACCCACAACGATACTATCTACTTTTACAAAACCTACTACTCCCGTATCCCCCTCGACCTCTGCCTCTAATTTATATCCCAATTCTGTCTTTATCTCGTTGGCTATATACCCAGCGTGTTTGACAAGCCAATCCACTTCGCTATCAATTTTTTCATAACTATATAACATTTATGTCTCTCCTAAAATATCGAATAACATTTTTCTACGCATAGCCAAAAATGTAACGGAACCGGAATTCACGAATCCCTTAACCACAATCTTATATGCTCCAGCTGCCAACCTAATCTGCGATGACATATATATGAAAGTTTTGGAATTTGCCGTCGCCCTTCCCACTATGGAGTTATCCTCTGACAAATTCGTAGCACCAGCAATCTGCGACCCATTTACGAAAAATCCAACCTCCAGTTCAGTATTGGCATTATTTATCTGCAAATTTGAACTAAATTGTAATCTTATTACACTATCTCTTTTCAGATAAACCGCAACTTCCATTTCAGAAATACCCGTAAACGTAGTAGCATTGAAGGACGGATTGCTTGTCGTTGCCTTCACCCTTATAGTAGGGAGAAATCTTTGAAAATTGAAGCCATACAAAAAACTATTGACACCGTCGTCGTTCCGTAGAATCACATTATTGTTAGCACGTCTTTTAATATATCGAAGTATCTCAAAGCCAGTATCTGGAGCGGGAGGAACTGGATTACTATCATCCGAGACCGCAGGTGTGCCATCCTTGATATTTATAATGTTACTCGCCGCATCCCCCTGGACTATATCTATCCTCTCGTTCGTAGCGTCAGCGGCAGTAGCAGGAATATTGGCAATCGGAGCTATAATATCACGAGCGTTATTCCCGCGGAACACTCCGCTTGTAGTTATCCGAACTGCCTGCCCCGGCGTAGCAAGCTCGGTTATAAACATTCCTTGCTCTATGCCATTTGCAAAGTCGGTAGTATTGTAGTTTATACTACCGTCAGGTAAATATATTGCTCTTGATACTGTCATTGTAGTAAGATAGGTATTTGAGGACTAAATATAACATGGCTGAAATCAAACCCAGGAAACGGTAGAAGGGTAAATGGTGTCCGTGTAAATTTCCCCAGCACAACTACGGCTCCCGATGTAGGCACAATTGGCGTTGCCTTGCCTGCCAATCCCAAATAGCAAGGCGTCCCTTTATCAATTCCCGCGGTGGCTTCAAGTTTAACAGAAACACCATGCCCGGTATGAACATAAAGCAAAGCACCTATAGAATGTGGGCCAGAAAAAGAAACCCCGAGAGGATTCATTTTGCTGATGGTATCTCGTGAAGCCTTATATACTCTACCATCCGAAGGGTTTCCGTATAAAATATCACCAAAGCTAATAGCTTCGCCAGCCAGCGCGCTTGTCTGATTTACTCGGATTGTATAGTTATGGGTATCCGTAAAGGGCGAAGTGTTGCTATATTCTGTGGTGATACTCCCGGGAAACGATATGTTTAAATTTCTTTTGGTAGCTTGCAAAACAGATTGAAAGTAAAACCCAAAGCCCCTCCAGCTTATCTCTATTACCCCCGGGCTAACTTCAGTAATAGTTAAACCCGAAGCTATTCTTGCCCACGTAGGTATTTTCCTTAAGATAGATAGCAACGAGAAATTGCTTCCGATTGACAATTTACGCCATTGCCCATCTTGGGGTGCCATTATCATATCGCCCTGTATGGGATCCATAACCGCAGGATTTATTATTTGTTGGAATGCTTTTCCCACTTCCTTATCGTCTCTATCTCTTATTGAGCTGATAGACGGTTTCTTTTGTGTAGGCGAAGTGGTTTCCTCCCGTTGTCCGGTTGCGACATTTACATTTACGTGTGTTCTTCTGATAGGTCTTGGATTTTCCTCTAACCATTTCTGCTGTTCCTTGAGATTATCGGTTTGCCATTTTTCCTGAAGGTTACCAGTAACTTGAGGATTCTTTGTTCTCCATTCCCGAAATCCCCCGAGCTCTTTTACCTTTCGATTGAAAGCATCTTGCCATTGAGATTCTGTCATCTCTGGCATAGCTACCTTCCCTTCTTGATTGGCTTAGTAGGAACTTCTCTTATGGTTCGTAGCGCAGGTAATCTTGGAATTATACCCACTCGCCCTGTTCTTTCTAAAGGTTGTCCGCCTCTTATTATAGGCACACCAGCCACTCCACCCTGAATATTCCGAATCGGGGGAAATCCTAATCCCCTGCCTACCATATTGCCACCGCCTCTTACGTTTGCTTGGGGCCATCTTAATTGTTGTTGTCTGCCTTGTCCGCCTTGTCCCCTGTCAGCTCTTTCGATGGGGTCATCATTCCTCTTTACTTCAAGTATCTTATCTAAAAACTTTTTCTTGCCTTCTTTTTTAGCCAGCAACGCAGGATTAGGGTCATTGAGAATATCGTTTATGTCGTTAAGTGCAGCTTTAACCGACTTAAGGAATTTCTCTAACGTATTCGGAGTAATACCAGATTTAGCAAATCTCTCGGGTGATATATTCCAGTCATTCATATCTGCTGAGTGGTCTTTGCCTAACGTGTCTATTGATTTCTTGATTGCCTTATTGGCTTCGTCCTGTTGCTCAAGTGCTAACCTGTCAAGTTTGTCCTTATATGTCTCGTTCTTGAAAAATATTTGCCCCAGGATATTAGCTATATCATTATTGATATTTATAATAGCTTCAAGTTCTGGTTTCTGTCCTTTATTGATAAGGTTGCCTATGCTACCATATTCATCAACCATTTGCTTTTCCATCTTTTCAAGCGAAAGGAAAGCGTTCATAAGGTCTTTGAATTCCTTCTTTTCATCCTCATTGGGGCCACCTCGCTTGGTTACTTCTTCAATTACTTTTGCCAATTCCACATCTTCGCCAGGTAGTATAGGCCCCTGATATTTATTAAGTTCCTCCGCCATACTCTCCCGATAGTCATCCCAGTTATCAGCTTTCTCCTTGCCGATTTTCTCTTGGGTGGCACTTCTTGCTACATTCATTTCGGTAGTCAGTTTATTTTGTGCTTCCTCTATATTGGTTGCAAACTTTTGTTCTGCTATCTCTATTTCCGTCGTTTTCTTATGACCCGGATGGTATTTAGTTATTACCCCCGCTTTCCCCTCAGCATAATAGTACAACTCACCTTCCTGTTCTGTCAATTTGCCAAAGTAGTTATTTGTCCACTTTTTTAGTTCATCTAACATAGATTCAACTTGGTATGGTGTATAACCACCATTGTTCATTATTCCCACATTTGCTTTAATCTCACCTATCGTTCTGTTTACTCTGTCGTCCTTATCGGCGGCAAGGGCATTCAATCTATTTACATAATCCTTTTGGCTGTCCGTATATGCTTTACTCCTAAGTTTATTTATGTCGTCCTGTAATTTCGGTAACGCTTCCTCGTATTCTTTTATATCCCTTGCGTTTTTCTGTTCTCCCCACGTTTCAGGGTTCATCCACGACTGCCCTGGCTCCGCTATGCTGTCGCCCCAGTTCCTTAATAACTGGTCGGCAGTTTCGGCATTTTCCAATGCGGTTTTGGGGTTATCGTTGGCAGGGTCAGTTAAGTATCCTTCTATTTTTTTCTCTCTCCCCGCGGCAGATGTATCTGCTATGCTGTCTCTTATTTTATCTTCAGCGTCCAATAGCTTGCTTATTGCCTCAGTCAATCCTCGAATATCAGGAGGAGTTAGATTTGGATTATTATTTATAGCTTTTTCAATATCAGTTTTCTTTGCCTGTAAGTCCTCAAGTATAGCCAATTTCTCCTCATCGGTAAGATAAGGCAGTCTTCTCGTAATTCCTTTGGTTAAAATGTCAACTCCCGTTTCTGCGTTTTTAACTTCCTCGGTTGTGCCCTTACTAATAATATCGGATTGGGTTCTATAGGCATCCCTCGCAATGTCTCTTGCTTCGGAATCCGACCTGCCTGCCTCGCGTTCAATAGCTGTAGCTTCCTCCATTATCTTGTCTAATGCTTCCGTATCGCCCGCTACACCCTTTTCTTTCTCGATGGTTATTCTATCCTTTAAGTCCTCTAATCCAGTTTGGCGAGTTTGTTCGGCCGTCTTTTCAGGTTGTTTTTTCGCCTCATCAAAAGCTTTCCTATAAACTCCGCCGTATGTCTTAATATCATCAGTTATCGAAGCCCTTGCTGCCTTATCGGCAATATCGGGAGGTTGTTCGGCATCTCTTTGCGACTCCAGCATCTTTTCTGTCTGTCTCCATGCATAGCCACTATCGTCATAGATTTTGGCATCTTCTGTCGCCCTTGCCCTTATCTGCTCTTCGGTATCCTCGTATGACGGCTTGGTAGGTTTTTTTGCTGTCGCTTTCTTTTGAGAAACTTGGGTAGTAGGTTGCGTAACCATTTGCCTTAATTTTACAAGCTCAGCTTCTTTTGCTTTCCCCATTTCCGTATATTCCCTATACTTCTTATCGTCATAAGGAACAGTGCCATTTCTCATTGATTGCTTTAATCGGGATAATTCCTCCAGCTGCGATTGGCGTTCCGTTATATATTCCTGTAGTTTAGATAAATCTATCGTTTCGTCTTTTGGCTTCTCGCTTTCGGTAGGTTTTGGCGGTTCTTCTTCCTTTACCTCGATGTGTTCATAAGGAGTAATCGGTGACGGAATAGCTTCTTCTTTTGTTTCGAATTGCTTGAAATACTTATTTGTGGCGACAATATTTGTTGTCCGTTGCTTTTCTTGCCAGTCCGCTAATTGTGCGACATATCCCTGCGTGGGGCCACCTAACATTCCGCCTATCCCTCCACCGACGCCAGCTCCTGTCTTTACTAACCCTTTTGTTAATTCGGGGCTTACGGGCAAATGTTCGGGTTGCACCTGCCCCACCAGTGATTCATATCGAAGTGGCAAGCCAAGCCGACCAGTTTCACCAGTTCCCCTTATAGATACAGGAGCAATCATTCCTGCCCCTCGCGGCTCCCTAATACCTGTAATAGGTTCCGCTGCTGTCGCACCTTCCTGATACCTGCCAGATGGATATCCTACTTCCGTTGGCAGTGCTCCTTGTGGTCTAGCCCCCCTTGCTTCCGCTCCACCACCACCCACCATAGATGCCCTTAACATTTCAGCAGCCCTATCTGCTTGAGTAATAGGTGTCGGAGTGGGTGTCGGTGCTGGAGGAGTTGCTGGAACAGGAGTAGGTGGTGGTGTAGCCGCTCCTGCATAAGTTCCTGATGGAGCTTGCCCCATAATAGTAGTAGTAGAAAATCCGCCACCCAAAGGAAACGAAACTGACGCAGCTCTCGACGGAGCAATTCCCGTAGTTTGTGGTGGTGGTTGCACCAATCTCTGTGCTTCGTCTAATAACCCCCCTCGTCTTTCCTCATAGGCGGATACATTAGCAGTGCTGGGAATACTTTTCCCTATGCCTTGCAAATATGCCTGATATGCGTCATTCTTTGCACCAGTCCATAAGGGGGCAGTTTTGTCCGAAAAATCATAGGTTACGCCTTTATAGGTAAATACTTCTGGAGTAGTTCCTGGAGTAGTTCTTCCTCCTGGTTGTCCTCCTGTGGTTCCCAATCCCTGTGATAAATAATCCCAGGGATTGATATTTGTTGTAGGAGGAGTAATCGGCTGCGTACCGCCACCGGCGAGCCCCATATTCCTCTCAATAGGATTACCCCATGCATCTGTCCTTACGCTCGACCCTGCTGTGGCGGGGGGTGTTTGCCGGGATTTACTATATTGCTCCCATCGGGCTTTAGCCGCATTGTAACTTGTCGCGCCGTAATAGGTGACGCCACCAAGCCGATACTTGTCATTACCTACGTATCCTTCGTCGTTCTTTCCGTAAAAATCAGCCATGATGTTACTCCTTTGGTATAATGCCCATTTCCGCTAATCTATCAAGTTCCTGTGAAAAAGCTAAAGGTAGAATAGGTTTAGGCATTGGTTCTAACGTTGCCTCTTCCTGCTGCGCCACCCTTTTGGGTAGCCAAACCCTCTTTCTCCCTAACTTTTCGGGATGTTCTCCTAAAAGTTTTAGCCACCAGGGCGTTATCTTTCCTCTTTCCGCAGGCGTTCTAAATGTAGCCATAAATTATTCTTCTCCTTCTTCAAGTTTAGCTTTTACCCGTCGTAATGCCTTATCTGCCGATACTTTCAATTCTTTTCTCTCGCCAAGTTCCCGTAGCTTCCGTGTAATCTCTCTTAATCTGATTCTCCACGCTTCCCTATCTGTCTGTAATGCGGTAGCGTCCCCCACCAAAGATATCGCCTTGTCTTTATTCCCCGTATTCAACGCTTCCTCGCTTCGCTTTGCCAGTTTCTTTATCTGGCCGCTTAATTCCCTTATCATATTGTTAGCTCTGTATGAGCCGCCCTCTAATAACTGGACTTCCTTTAATCCTACGGTTCGTATTCCCGTAACGAATTCAGGAATCGATAACTTGCCTGATACTAATCTATCTGCCAAATATAGAGCAGGAAATAAACTTTTTGTAGCTTGAGCTACACGCCTTGACATCTCTATACCTAAAAATTCCGTTTGTTCGGTAGGTATGGGTGCAATATTTCTATCGCTCCAAATCGGAGCGAGTTCGTATCCTGCAACATTCAGTCCCCCTTTTATGGCAGGTGTTAAACTATTAAGCAAAAATTTCGTTGTCTTGTCTGTATCACCCGAAAGCGTCGAGAATATTCCCTTGCTCCATAAATCCGAGACAGAGAAATATCTGCCTGCCAAAAACATCTGTTGCTCGCCCCCTACTCTCCGTATCGGAACTCCCCAGTTATCGTGGACATAGGCAGGGTATAGCTCTTTTATGAGTTCGTCTTCGTCCTGACTATTCATTCTGATTGAGTTTATAACTCGATACGGGAATAATGCCTCGAACGGATGCAATACAAGGTTCTCTATCATAGCAGGGATATTGTTCCTCATCCAGCCGTAGAACATTATAATCCGTCTTGCATACTTTTTCTCAAATTCCGTATACATCCTGCTGGTATACATAATCTTATCTACCACTTCGAGTGCCTTCGGAACAGATTTCCCCTGATATCTTTGAGCAAAATAAAGAGCCAGTCGTCTTTGGTTCTCGGCATATGCCCCAAGATTTGCTCCGATATCCGATAGTTTTTCAAATTGTGAGTACTTAAAAATAGCATCCATAAGCCCCCGAGGCGGAACATCTACGCCATAAATTACTTTCATCAATTCCCTTTGATATTCCCTGTTAGGCAATGCTCCTGCCCGCAACATCATAGTATCATCAAACGAACCGAGAGTAAATACGTTATAGTAAATTGCCTCATCAAGCCATTCATTTGCCAATGCCATTTCTTTCTCGGTAAGCTTCTTTGTAGCTTCGAGGGGAACAGGAACCTTATACTTATCAATTATTCCGCCTATCTTTTCCCCGAATATCTTTTTGTTCATATCGTTAAAGTATCCTCTATCTTTCATTACGCTCAAGGATAGGTTATTGGAATATCTAAAGTTATGAGTTATTTCGGGTATAGTATCGCCTAATGCTTTCCACGAAAACCACCTATAATAATCAGATATAGCGTTGGCTAAATGATAGTCAGGTCTTATAATTGTTGCCTGCTTCTGCCAGTTAGTTATAAAATCATCATAATTTTTAGAAAAGGATTTCCACCACAACACCGCCTCATCTTCCTGATTGACAAGGAATCGACATGTTTGTTTCAAATTCTCCGCTATCTCCCTATTGACTATATAGACATATTCGCCAGTAGCCATCGCCCTGCCTGCCATTGCTTCCTCAAGCCCTACAGTCGCACCACTCAATTCCCTATATGAGGTTGCATCGGGAAATTCTCTCAACGCCCTGTCTATCTCTAAATTGTAAGTAGCTTTAATCTTCTTGTAGGCAAATGTATCGAGTGCGTCTCTTACCATTACTGCATTTTCACCTGTCTTGACACTATTCAAGGCACGCCTCAACATACCCTCAAGCATATCATCTACATAGAAATCACCCCTGAAATCTCGCCATTGCGATTGCTCGCCGAAAATTCTCGATAAATTCCCTTCTCGTGCTAACTCCTGAATATAATTATGTCTATAGTTCCCAAGCTTTCTTCCCTCTTGACTGGACATCCACGTTGTAAATTCTTTGTAACCGCCACCACTCGTAAGGAAATTATGTTTTATAGCAAATTGCCTTGCCTCGTCAGATAATTCCCTGTAAGCATAACTCGATATAACCTGGGATTGATCAAGTATTTTATAAAGCTCAACGTCCATTTTGGCTATCTTTGCAAACCAAATTTTTACATCGGCAACCATTTCGTCTAATGGAATAATAATCTCCCCTGCCTTATCCTTAATAACCTCTGGGGCTTTTTTTACGGTTAAAGCTACGGGTTCGTGTTGGATAGCATATCCAATAGCCGCTTCTTTTCTTGCTGCCAAATTAAATTCAGATTTTACAATATCCTCCTCGACCCTATCCCAAATCTCCCGATTGACACTCTTTCGTAGTTCTGGATTTCGCAGGATGCTCTTATACTCATCTGCGATAGCCACAAACTCATCCACTATCGCACGAGATTTACCCATCTTTACTCTGTTTCGTAACTTTGACAATTCCTGTAGATGAGGCAATCTTGAGGGGCCAACGAATAACCTGCTCAATGCCTCTACTGTCTTATCTACGCCCGTATATAATCTTTTTGCGTAAGAATAGAATACAGGGTCTTTTGCTATAAGTTTTTCGGCGGATTTATTTACAAGCATTTCGCCTCGCAATCTCAGCATATCCGCAAATTGCTTTAGGTATCTGCCTGTAGGTAATCTGCCTGTTTCCCATCGGGTAAACGGTATACCCAATCCTATACCCCGTCTTTTCGATAAGGACAATACTTCGCTCGCAGTAACAGTTCTACCAATTTTTGACGTGAGCATTTCTGCTCCTACCCTCGCACTATACTTATTCGCCACGCTTAAAGAGCTTGCAAGTATAGAGATAGCTTCATCTTTACCCACGAACGCCTTGAGCTCGTAAAGTAATTTTACTCCCTGTTCTGTCAGACGTATATCTCCTTGTCTAAAAGCAACAGGTCTTGCAAGGGCAGGAATGAGCGTAGATTTTGCTATCGCCGCACTTACCTGTTTTGCGGGTATCATAGTCACCACCTTACCAACGCCGAAAGTTAAGTAGGTAGTAGGGTCGAACAATAGCTCAGTCACAAAACCAACTACCGCAGATAAACTACCGATACTCAATTCTCCGCCGAGCCACCACGGAGTATCTTTACCTATCACCCAAGCAAGCGGATTAAGCTTTATATCTGTTTTGCCAATCTCGCCTATTCCTAATTGTTGCTCTAATAATTTCTGTATTCGTATTTTGCCCGTGCCTGCACCTATACCAGTTTCAAATCCTGCTACATTTACACCAAGGGCAGTTGCCTCATCAAAGCGACTTTGCAATATCTTTGCACTTTGGCTTCGTCTATGCAAGGCATAAAGACGACCCATCACACTGATAGCTTTCTCGGAAAGTTTCTTGCGACCATACACCCAGTCGCTATATACCTTTTGAAATTTAGATTCGTCAACCGGAGCGTTGAATATATTAAAATGCTGGTCGTTATCAATCTCGCCACTTTGCACCAATGAGTATAATTCCTTATTCAACCTAACCATTTCCTCGCCTTGCTTGTCCGCAGACATACCAGTTTCGTAATCTTCGGCGGGAAGAATAGTCGCTTGCCCCTGTGCATCCCTGCCATCTCTATCAGGACTGCCGTATTCTTTATACCCCTCGTTTATTGCCCTGCCAAATAATCTTGATACATTCCCTGCCATATCAACGGGATAATCACCACGTTCGGTATTGTCGGGAGCAGCGGAAGGAGTAGCTTGATTTAGATAAGGATTTATTTTTTCATCAAGCTTGCGTATTCTCTCAAGAATATCTTCTTGAACCTCTATGTTTTCTGGCGGTGGCTCAACAGGCGTAGGAAATGCAGCTCCGGCCGGCGATTCCACTTCTCCTATCTGTGGCGTATTAGGATAATTCATAAATATTTATATAGGTTGATTGGCTTCCTGTCTTTCAGGAACAATATCGTAATAAAGCGACCTGCTCATAATCCTGAAATCTGCTATTGCCGTATTCCACTCCAGTCGCAAGGAGCCGTAATTCCCCTTTATAGTTCCGAAGGAATAATCTCGCCTTGCTATATTCTTAACCGCATAATCATTAGTCAGAATCTTTGTTTTCTCAGCAGTAACGGTATCGTAATCAGTAAATAGCTTCAGGGTTACATCTACCTCTTTATTGTCCGTTACGATATGGCTTCTTCTCCACGTTTTGATATTATCAACCACCCCAAAATCAAAATATTTGGTCTGGAAATAGGCAGGTATGGTAGTTGCCCCTAAATCTAACTCCGATGTATCGTATTGATGTATTCCCGCAAATTGACCACCCATCAATATTTCACCAAAATCTCCGGGCTTGGTTTGCGTAAGAAAACTATAGATATAAGGTATATCCCACGTTGCCCAATGATTGTCTGGCTCGCTTCTCGGATTCGACCTTTGGTAGTCATACACAAGTATCTTGTTATTCTTGCCACCTCCGTCAACAAACGGGACCGAGAAAAATATCATATTGCGATAAACGCCCGCCGCAGCGTTATGTAAGTTAGCAATATCTATGTTTGCTCGTAAATATGGCTCAAGTATACTCGAAATCGGATATATACCTTCTCCGTCGTACATCCAGATACCAACATTCTTGCCACCTGCAATAAAGTAAATCTTATCCTCTACTGCTATCACCGAACGGGGAGCTATGCAACCTACATCTCCGTTTTCCTGTAATACCCTAAAATCAAGAGACGAGGAGCCATAGAGTTTATAGATAGAATTTTCCTTGAAAATAACCAGTCGTCCCATATGAACCGCAAGGGCTGTTATAAGTTCTCCATTACCCGGGTTTACCTCTCTAAAGAAATTGGGGTGAAATACCTCTTGTCCCGCACCATGATTAACAAATGGAGTTTTCTGAACCACCGTGGGACCAGAACCATATCGCATAAACATCCTGAATCTTGCGGAACTTTCAAAATCTTTTAGGTCCCTCTCGTCTGGCGAAGCGCAACTATAGAGTATTTGTTGGTTGCTTGCCACAAATATCCTCCTGTCTATACTTGCCAATCCCTTTATTGCATTGGCGCTCGGGAATATCTGCGATAATCTATTTTCTATTACCTGTCCAGTTCCCTGTGAAAATATAGCCGTATCGGACAGGGTATCTAAAAAAGTAGTTGTCCCTACCGCCACAGAACCTACAAAGTAATAAGGAAACGAGCCGCTCTCGGATGGTGTCGTGGTAGCCGAACCAAGCGTCCTGTAGATAAGGATATATGTTACTCCCGAACCCACAGCAGGCTGAACTATGCCAGTTATATTTACAGATGATACTGCTGTAGTGGTTGTTGCGGTTTGCGTTGCTATAACCATTGGGCTTTCGTAATTATGCTCTGGATCTGGAGGAGCTACGCTGCCGTAATACCAAGCAAACGCATATATGTATGTGCCACTCAAAAACCCGCCGCTTGCAATCGGTGACAATCCTCCTATGGGATTAACAGTAGGCGGTGCATATTCAGCTTGCTCCACTTTGTCAGTAAGGTGATTAAATCTTTTTAAGCCACTTCCCTTGCCTGCAAAGTAGGCAAATCCCCCTGCCTGCGTAAAGAATACATCTTCACCCTTAAACGTAAGTGCCGGGGTAGGAATTGTTACCGCCCCGCTATCCTCTATACGAAACAATATGTCTGACGCTTGTATTGGAGCTTCCATCATGGCAAGATTAAACTTCGTAGTTCCCCCCGACGACAAAAATCTAAACATACTGACTATCTTGCCTCCCCCGTTCGGACTGGCAGGAGTATTGACAAAATTCAGAAATATTGAATCCCCGCCAGTAAATACCTTCTGTGTATAGCCCCTTCGCCTTTTCAATACCCCGAGTTCTGTAAATATATCTACATTCTTTTCGTCTACTGCCTGGGCGTCAAATATCATATGCTTGGCGTATTTGGCATTACGCCCCCCCGCTATACTTGGTATATAATATGGTATTGACATATATTAGTAGATAGCTTTCAACCTCTTTATTTCTTTTCTAACTTCGTCCTCAGTCCATCTGGTCTTTCCGAACATAGCTTCCTCGTCCGCCTGTCTTTGTCGTTCTGCTTCCGCCTGAACCTTTCCTGCCACATAAAGAGGAAGTGCTTCCGTTGCCGCTCCCTTGACCACGCCCCTAATTCCTGCTTTGGCAAAACTTTTCAATTTTCTGCCGATAGGGACTTTTCCAACCCCTTTGGCTCTTGCAAGTTCCTTTCTCGCTAAGAATTCTTCTTGCAATTTTGCTTTCGCTACAGCCGATTTGCTTGCCTTCCCTCTTATCACCAATGCTTTAGGCGGCAGGTTAATTTCGGGTATTTTAACTGGTCTGTATTCGCCTGCGGAAGTTTGCCATTTTGATGGCTGACTTTGTGCCAATTTCTGTTTTCTGTAGAATTCCGCTTCGGGTGAATCGGCTGGTATCGAAATATACTTTGCTTTCCCTGCCGACTGCTCCGACACTCTCTTCAGCATCTCCACTCCGGTTTTAAACTTTCTGCTCATACCGCCCATTGCCGTTGCGCCCATAATTTTTTTATCTAAATCCGACGCCTCTTTATCTAAATCGATTTCTCGTTGCGAGGGAGGGTTATTGCCTCGGATATCTCGCATTTTCTTTACTTCATTCCTCATTGCCTTGAGCTTATCCTCGTCCATCATTGCCGAAACTGCCTGCTGTTCAGTAAAACCTTTTTGTTTTAATTCTGCTTCACGTTCCCTTGCCTTTTCCTGGCGGGTTAGTGGTGGTAGTCCTAAATATTTTTCGGAATATTCTCTGCTGTAGGGAACAACTATTTTGGGCCTACTTCTTTCTTTTTCTGCCAGTTTCATTTGTGCCAATTCTGCAAGAGAAGGCGTTGCGGGCCCCTGTGGTTGTCCGCCACCACCAGTTATAGGCAAGGTTGGCTCTAACCCCGCCGCATATGTTTGTTTTGCCCTCGCCTGTTCTATTGGAGCATAGTATTGTTTAAATGCAAGCGTTCCTTCTTTCTCTTTCGCTATCACCTGTCTTTGTTTCTCGAGTTGAGCTTTCAATTCGGTTGACCTATCAAGTTGTGCTTGTATGTCAGGAAGTGGCTCGCCCACCCTTTTAGACACAGGAGGAATTAACGATGAAGGACGATAAGGAGTTGCTGGCGTTTGTAGAATTGGAATCTGTTGCTGCTGTTGTTGTTGCAATAAATATTGAGCTATCATCTGTTGCTGTTGTCTTTGCCTCAACAATGCCATTTGTTGCTGAGTTTGTAAGGGTGTTTGGAAATATTCATATCGAGGAGTCGTATCCCAGTTGGCGGGTGTTGTTGTTGCAGTTCCTCCCCAAGCTCCTGTTTCGTATGCCATAATTTTAACCTCCTACGCTTCTGTTATTCTGTAATTGTAAAGGTGCAAAATGTCGTCTTATATCATCAACCTTTGCAACATAGGTATCTCGAATTTGAGGAATAGGATTATTTAAGCTTTCGCCTAACTTGACCGCGGCGCCATAAGCAATCGCTTCCCTAAAATCTTCAGGAACATCTGGAACATCTTCCACGGCCTCCAGAAGTGGTGGTATATAGTAATAGAATAACTGCAAGGTATAGGCAGTAGTCGGGATAGGGGTTATGCCTATCTGCATTTGAGCGCCTTCGGATATTAAAAAGTAAGATATCTCATCCACATCAAACTTATGCAGTATATCCACCGCAGGAACTTTATCTGGCTCTTGCGAACCTGTCTTTTTGTATTGTATCAGGATTATCTTTATAAAGTCATCAGGCAAATCGTAAAATTCAGTTCCCGATACCAAGACAATATCTCCTTTCGTAGCGTATGCCCTTTCATCGTAACTGCGTATTATCCTTGCAATATCCCTAATTGCCAAATTTATACATCTGTCCACATCGTCAGTGTCATCAAGGGCAGATTTGCCTACCGGCTCATTTATGAGCAATCTCGTATGGGCCCTTAATTCCTCTAACGTGTTACAGCTAATTAACGCCATCCAATATACTCCTTGCTACCTTTTCAGGTGTAATAACGCCGCCGGCACCCGATTGAATTCTGTTGGTGTCCATCGCTTCCGTGAATATTTCTTCGCCAATGTTGAAATATCCCTTTCGCCTTTGCGATTCCTTTTGCTTATCCAACTCGGTAAGATACTCGCAATATGCCTTAAAATCAGGAAAATTTTTATGAGTATCATTCATGCTGAGCCACCCAACCAATCTGTTGTCAGGCTTACCCTTTATCGTAGTAATATATACATACTGCTTAATTATTTTCGGCAAGACAAATCTGTCGTTTAATTTTATAATATGCGTCGATACTCCCTGCTTCAGTCGCCATAACTCATAATGCTTGTGCTTTGTGTTAAATAATAAGACAAGGTGAGAATCGTAGCTTTGCAATCTTTTCAGAATATCGCTCTTCTCATACCAATAAATGTCGTCTTTATGTTTAGCAAGATTAAAAAACATTACTGGATACCTCCTTGAATTATGGGCGGAGTTGTTGCTGGTGCTGGCGATTTCTCGGGTTTCGCTATACCTTCGTAACCGGCTATCACCGGACGAGTCCCTGAACGTATAAGTTCCTCGAGGTCAGGATTCTGTTTCAGTAATTTATTGGCTTCGTGAGCCCTTATGTGCAATGTTCTCCTGTCAAGAGATGCCTTATCCTGTATAGCGCCGCTTCTTATATCCTTAGAGTGTTCTACTATATGCACATCATCATCTTCGTATCTATTTACAAGGATATTCCCGCCGGCATCCATAATTTTGTTTTCCTCGTAAGCCCAAACTCTGTCTATCTGTGATTCATCCCACGCTTTCTCGTTATTCTCGAAATTCAGCATACGGGCTACCCTTTGTCTCACTATCGCGTCGGTAGGAAGCCCAAATAACCCCTGAGTAAATGCTTCCATTACCTTCTGTTCCTTTGCCATTTGTGTCATAGGAATACCGCCCTGCGAAATCAATTTTACGTATTTCGGGTCAGGTAAATCGCCACCCTTGAATGTTATCTGTCTTGGCAACACCCCGTCATAAAGTTCGATTATCTGCTCTTCGGTATACATTTGCTTGGCTATTGTCAATAAATGCCTTGCAATCTCCTCGTCTGCTCTATCTATTGACTTTTTCAGTTCCGTCAAAGAAAGATTGTCGCCTTCCTGTAACTGCCTGATAGCTTTCCCGCTTTCTATGTTCGGAGGAACCGTACCTCTCGATACTTCGTGCAAACTCATAAGGTCGTATAAACTCGACACCACTAATTGAGGATGCATAACTATATGCTGAGGCAACGGATTGGGCGATATTTGAACCGGCGGTGCTCCGCCAGTTTGTATTTGATAGACAGTAAGGTCTTTATCGTTTTCATCTGTTGTCGATTTTGGCATATTGCCTTGAACTGCCACCTTTGTCTTGCCAAGCTTAAGTATCATCTGAAGCAAGCTACTCCGGGTTAAATTAAATTCTACTTGCAATGGCAAGGCATTTTTAAGCTGTGAAGGCCCCCAGAACATTAGAGTATTAGAGTTATCCTTTGCGTGAGCAAGACGAAGCGGTTTTACTTTGGCAAGATACGTTTCGTCGCTATCCTCATACTCAAGTATACCATCATCGTTGATCACGACAAAATACCTGCCCTTTTTATATTTCCTTGACGGGCGTTCCCAGTATCTCTCTATCCTGACTATATCTTCTTTGGTTAGGTAATTCGTCCACGTATCTCTACCACCCACTGCATCGCCAAGCAAAAGCGAAAAATTACTTGTATCGGACGTATATTTATAAGGATAGAATAACTTTTCGTCTGCGTCGGAGAATCTTAATTTTGCTTCCTCTATTGGCAAGAATTCCTGTATCTTTACCCAAAAGGCATTTTTTATATCGGTCGCTCTTGAATGCACCATAACATCAAAGGGGCTTCTTACTGCTATTTCAGGAAATCCGTGTATGTCTATTGCCTCCTGAAAGCCATTGCCTAACATTACTCCATCGTTTAAGAAATTTTTACGATAACCGCTATTGCTATTTTGTCTGTAAATCCACTGCATTACGTCGTTACCTAACCGCGCCTGCATTATCTTGTCAGGTCTTGTTCCCGCGGGAAGCACCATTACCTCTACTTCTTCCTGTAAAAACTTATTTACGATTTTCTTTGCAGTCGGCTGTATCTTGTTATCCGTTACTCGCGTATCGGTTTTCTTTCTGGGCAAGTTAAATATAACGTTATTCTTGCGAGTTAAGGAGTTCGATTCATCGAGCCATTGATGCCCGAGCCAGAACAGATATATCCTGAACCATTCGCTTTCCTGCAAATCCCGAACTTCCTGATAATTTTTATTTAGCTTGTTAACTTCTGCAACCGCCTCGTTTATTATTCGTTGCTTTGCAGACGGACTATACCCACCTGTCCAAGATTTTTGACCGGCTATTGTTGTCATAACATACTGCTTGCTACTTCAAGCAAACCCTCGTCCCTGACTATCCTTCTTTTCTCAATAATATCCCAAGCCCTACGAGACGTTGCGTCGACGGTGGTATCATCTTTAATCTCAGGAATAGTGGATATGCCATCTAAATTGAGAAGTATATACCTCAGACACGACACAAGGTGCTCATTTTTAAGCTTTAACCTGCCGCTTAACCATTTCAACTGGTCTATTTCCTGTGCTAATTTTTGGCAATTTCTGAAAACGAAAAGCTTCGGAGAACCCGGCTTGTCTGTATGCGGATTAAGTATATCATTACTTATAAGCAAATTTTCTCTTATTTTGTTGATACCCATAGCAATCGAGTTGTTGGCAGGTATGCAAGGTATTCCGTTGTCAGCCCACTCCTGCAAGTAAGATACACCTGTAGAGTAGCCGCGCCGGCGAGCAGTGGGGCCATCAATAGCTGTGAATTCGTAATTCTCATTGAAAGACATAGCTATAATATTTGGAGCATTTTGTTTTATAGATAAATCTTTTTCGTAGTATTCGTCATATGCGTATCTATGCCCAGTAGGTGCAAGTGCTATCCATAGACATCCAGTAGGCGCACCTATCCCCATATCGATACCCCGAACTCTTTTCCAGTTAGACGGAATATCAAATGGCTCTATGAAATGCACTTCGGGAGTCCATTCGGGCAACGTTTTCTTTGTTATGATATCATAATTCCCATCCAGATATTTTTGCTTATCTTCTTCCGTCATATCCGAAAGATTGGAAATATATTCAGGCGTAAGATTCCTTATGTTATCGTTTGTCGTGCCCTCAAGAAAAGTATAGTTATCCTTAGGGTGATTGGCAAAGTCATCCCATATCCAATTATGCCCATCGGGATTTGCAAGTAGCAACCCGGTCAGCGAAAAGTTTTTATATTTATCTTCCGAATACGGAAGCGGTATATGCCTCGTCCTGCCTTTTAGTGTATCAAATACTTCTTTGTCAAGTTCTTCCGCCTGGTCTATCATCCAGCCGCCAAGCTGCATATTCTTGTAACCTTCCCACTTATCAAGTGCCCTGAATATAACCTTTGAGCCCAGGCCATCAAATTCCAGTTCTCTTTTGCCCCGTCTCCATTTCGTAACTATTCGCCTGCCGAATACCTCTTTGGGTATCAATGCCATAAACCTATCTATAATAGAATCGTCCAGTTCTCTATAAATTGCCTGTCCTACGAGAATATAGTTATACGGATAGCGGATACAATTTAATATCTGATATCGCATTCCTGGGTCTGTTTTACCACATCCCCAGGCGCCAACAAAAGCTTTGAAATAAGATGGTGGCCCCAAAACAGGAAGTCCATTTTCGTCGTATACCGTTACTCCTTGTCTGTTTTTTACAGGAACTCTATCGACAGGAGAATCTTTTATCTCGACTAAAGGATTTTGCGTAGATAATGGCTTCCATCTTGGCCATAAATCCTTAAAGGTGACATTGTTTAACTGCTCCTCGAATGTCTTTTCTTCAGCCATCTATATTTCCACAAATCCAACATTACGCATTAACCTAATTCAATAGCCGATCGCGGTCTCCAGATAATATCTACTGTTGCCGTTCCGCTGCCCGAAGCCGCTTTGGCATAACCAAGAACCTTTCTCAATTGAGGAGGAGTGCTTGGCGATGTTTTGGTTACCGTTCCCGCAACCGACGCACTCAAGTAAAGGGGGTCATTGGATACTATAATTTCAGTATCAGCTTCCTTTAGGCACTTCGTTATGGGCCCCATATCCACAACGCCTTGAGCATCCGTAAGTAT